TCGATACGCCAAAGCCAGAGCCAGAACCAAAGCCAGAGCCAGAGCCAGAACCAGAGGCAGAGCCAGAGGTAAAACCGAGCAAGCCGAAGTTTTTTGCATCTTTAAAACAGTGGAAAATAGATAATATAGGACCTGAAGCTGGAACTGTGAGTATAACCGGTATTCAATTAAAAGAGTTTCTAAAGACTCTAAAAGTAGAAGACCCTGATAGAGTATTAAAGCAGGCCGATATAAAAGTAAATGGTGCTATACCAAAAAATACAAAATTAGGCACTCTCGAGAGTATTATAAAATCACGGGGTCTGGTAGCTGAATCAATAAGAAGTCAGAAAAATATATTAAGACAATTTAATATAAAGCGTTATAAATAAAAAGAGGGTGCTAACTGACGCTAGCACCCCCTATAGATTGTATATTCCTTAACGCAAGCCTGTTGACTCGAAGACATCTCTGGCAACACCTGCTGTGAAGCCGTTTTCGACACCTTTTACGATTACAGAAATAGCATTGTGACTATGGAGCGATTCGTTATGAGAAGCTACAATCTTAAAATCTTTAATACGTTCTTCACTATTCATACGAGAGTATAACAGCCTTACAGCATCTTCAACAAACTTAAGATAAGCACCATTCTTCTCAGCAAATGCTTGCTCATCTTCACGTTTAACCATAACTTGAGTCTCAGTCTGAAGAGCATCTAAGCAAAGCTCATGAAGATCTTCTATCCAAAGAGTATCTTCAAATCTAACACTAACACGAGCTACACTACGCTGACTATGAGGTACTGTTGCACGGTTACGATACTTCTCAGCATGTTCACTAAGCTCAAAGCTACAAGGACATGCAGATGAATATACAAAATCAAAGTGAAGATACTTTTTAAACTCACCATCTTTAGTAAGATCACCTTCGAGTACTACATCATAATATTGATAACCTTCTAAACCACTTCTTAAACTAGTCTGCTTAATAGGATAAGAGATCTTAAGCATAATGCGTGAGTCAAAGCTCTTAAGATTCTCTTTATATGTTGTAAGTACATCTTTAATCTTACCAATACTAAAGGTTTCATCCTTATGATCGTAAAAGCTTCTCATAATACGTGACATATTAATACCCTTTTTATGAGCCTCTAAACTAACACTACCAGTAACACTTGTTTCTAACTCAATTGTCTTACCATTTCTCTTCTTATAATTGAGAGGTAACTTAAAGTTATGAATACCTACTTGCTGAATAGCTACTGGAGCACCTTGAATTAAACTTGAAGGTCCATTCTGCAAATCTGGTAATGAAGAAATATACTCTTTATCTGCAACAACCGATTCATCATATTCACGAACTGGTGGTACATAACCATCAGCACATTCACTACCCATAATACCTTTTGCAATAGTATCCTTTTCACCGGTAAGCTCATCATCCTCACCTAGCCATTCATATTTAGAGTTATTATTTTCTGTCTTACTCATAGTCTCGATTATTATAACATATTCAATATAGTAATCAACTAATCTTGCATTATTTACAACTTTATTTAAAAAGTTTCTGGAAACACTTGCAATCGGGGTCTCAGATGAATAAGTGGACTATAGGACAGTGATTGATCCTAGGCTCTAAATCTAAAGGTCTATATTTAATATTATTCTATTTACTAGTTGATTTACTTATATTTGTAGCTTATAATTAACATATGAGATTTACGAGCAATAAAGTAATTAACTTGGGTAGTGCTGCGTTTAGACAATGGAGATCTACTCACAGTCACTGTCAGTATATACATGGTTATAATTTAACAGCAGATATTACATTTGAGGCTGCAGAATTAGATGAACGCGGTTGGGTTATGGATTTCGGTGGTCTAAAAGATCTTAAGAAAACTTTAGAGCATACATTTGATCATAAATTAGTTGTTGCTGCAGATGATCCTCAGTTGGATGTACTTAAACAACTTGATCAAGTCGGAGTCGCAGAGGTTGTTGTATTACCAGGGGGAGTAGGTTGTGAGCGTTTCGCTGAATTCGTACTTAAGACTGCAGATACTTTTGTTGATGAATTAACTGAGGGTAGAGTTCGTGTAAAGTCAGTGCAGATTAACGAGCATGGTAGTAACTTCGCTACATGTTACAATAACCTTAACACTTCTCGCGATGAATTAGTTGTTACTATATCTGATGGTGTTACTCCACCAGAATCAGTTACTACTAATGAAGTAGAGCCTCAAGAGCAAGCTCCGGAGCAAGCTCCGATCAGCCGCTCTGCACAAGTGGGTAATAAAGTAACTAAAGGAAAAGGTAATTGGTTTGAAGGTACCTCGTGGGGTTAATATAGAAAGAGATTCAACCATATCATCTTTAGAAAAATCTATACAAGATAAGTTGAATCTTTTAGCTAAAGAAACAGAAGAAGAGCTTCCTCAGATTGAACCTATAAAAAATGTAGGTTTAGAGGAAGCTCTTAAAGAATTATTAGCTCTCAAGAACGGAACAAATATAACGCAGAATCTTACTGCGGACAATCTCTGATGTTCCAAATTCATAGGAGTATATACCTTTGATTTCAGAATCTGTACTGTTAAATTTATCAAATATCTTTTTAAAGCCTGTTTTTTTACCAATGTCAGCTTGATTGGTATCTCCAGCTACTACATATTTACTATTTCTTCCAAATCTAGTTAAAATAGTAGTAAGCTCACCTTGTGTTAGGTTTTGAGCTTCATCAATAATAACTACAGAGTTATTAAAAGTTAAACCTCTTACAAAGTTAACAGGTATAGCTTCAATAATACCTTTATCTCTTAACATTTTACTTGTACTCTCGTTGGTAATCTCTCTTACCTTCTCGAGTAGAGGCATTGCGTAAGGTAAAAACTTATCGTCTACTTCGCCTGGAAGTGAACCTAAGCTCTTTTCAGCAGATTCTGCTACTGATCTTATGTATATAAGCCTTGAAAAATCTTCATTTATAATCATTTCAAGAGCTGCGTATACAGCAATGTATGTTTTCATTGAACCGGCTGGACCATCTACGAATGCCATTTTAGTCGTGCTATCCATAATACAGTTATAAAACTGTTTGTGATGTGGATTTAAGTAAAATGGCTTCCGTAACTTAAAGTCAAGTAGCCAATTTTCCGAATTACTAATTTCGAAGTCATTTAATCTATCTGTAAGATCAACAACTTCCCGACGAGTACGGGCAGTTTTTTTGCTCATCTAACAATATTTAATCAAAATTAAAGTTGAAACGCAATATACATCATATATAATTAAACTTGATGAATTGGGATAAGGAAACATTAATACTTTCAGATGATAAAATATTTTATACTATTGAAGGTGAAGGTGAATATGTTGGTCAGCGATCTCTATTCATGAGGATGGCGATGTGTAATCTAACATGTATAGGCTTTGCTAGCGAAGACTCTCCTCATGGATGTGACTCTTTCATCTCCTGGTCTGTAAAAAATAAGATGACTTTTAATGAAATCTTTAAGATGATGGAGGATAATAACTGGATTGAGAAGCTTGAGAAAGGCACGATCTGGAAACTAACTGGTGGTGAGCCTCTTATACAGCAGAAGCAATTGCTTAAGCTTGTTGAAGCTTTTATTAACAAGTATGAATTTACTCCTAAGATTGACTTCGAGACTAATGCTACACTAATGCCTGATCAAAGATGGGTTAAAGACTTTGGTGCTACTTTTACTACCTCTCCTAAGTTAACTACTAACGGCGATCCTGAACAAAAAACTTATAAACCGGAGGTATTAAAGTATCATAAAGAGATTGGATCAGGCTTTAAGTTTGTTATTAATGATCCTGCTGAAGATATTAAAGAGATTTGGCGTAAATATGTTGAGGATGATCACGGCATTAATGTTACTCGAGATCGTATTTGGTTTATGCCTGTAGCTGGTTCACGTAAAGAGCATATTGAGAACGCTGCTGCTGTTGTAGAGTATGCAAAGTCGATGCATGTTAACTTCTCATCTCGTCTGCATTTGTTAGTATGGGATATGGCTCTTAAAGTGTAATGAAAGACCATACACTTGTCCTTAATAAACATTACTTTCCGATAAATGTTGAAGAATACAAACGTATTTTTACAAATATTGCATCCGGTTCTCAATTACCTTTAGATATACACTACGAAATAGATGAAGAAGGAACTATTAATTTTGAAAATATTAATTTTTGGAATATTATCAAGTCTATCGATTTGTGGATGGATTTACCCATTAGACCATATGACAATTTTATTCATACTGTTAACGGTCCTGTACGGCTCCCTACTGTAGTTATATGCTCTTCCTATAAAGGTATAATGCACAAGAGAGCAAAGTTTCCAACTAAGAAAAATATATGGGAACGTGACAAATATACGTGTGTATATACAGGTAAAAAATTACAAAAAACGGAACTTAGTGTTGATCATGTACTTCCAAAAAGTAGGGGTGGTAGGGATACGTGGGATAATTTAGTGACATGTGATAAACTGCTTAACTCTAAGAAAAGTAATAAGTTACTATCAGAAACTAAATTAAAATTACGATATAAACCTTTCAAACCGACAGATGGTTATAAGTTTGAAATTTATAGAGAAGAATGGCATTCCTTTCTTGCCAATTTTTAAACCGAGTTAAATATTTATATGCGATTATCAATAACAGGGGCTGCTAATACTGGTAAGACATCTTTACTGCAGAGTTTTTTACATACTTGGAAGACATATGAAACGCCTGAAAAGACTTATCGTGATATTATAGAAGAAAAACAATTAGAACACTCTTCTAAAACTACCACTGAAACTCAAACTGAAATATTAAATTTTTTGACTGATCAACAGTTAGGCAAGACTGCTGATGATAATATAATTTATGATAGATGTACGTTAGATGTACTAGCTTATACAATTTGGGCTCATGAGAAGGGTATGGAGGGTTTCGATACCGCGTTTGTAAATACACAAATTAAATTAGTTAGAGAGTCACTGCGATCATTAGATATTATATTTATTTGTAAATTTAATGAAAGTATGTCTGTTGAAGATGATGGAAAGCGAGATGCAAATAAAGAATATATTATTGAGATAAATAATATTATTGAATCGCTATATCAGCAATATAAACAAAATATTGATTCAGATATATTCTTTCCAAAAGATGATTCACCATGTCTAATTAAGTTACCGGATAGTATGCAACAACGCGTTGACCTTATCGCTGAGTACGTTGCGCCAGATGGTGGTATGCATAGCGAAGAAGATTCGATATTAAATCCAGAAAATCTTAACGAGCTGGAACAATTATTAACGCAGCAATCTAATGCTCAAATAACAGAAGAAGAAGAAAGAAAGTTATTTGATAAATTTGGATTAAAATGATTCTAATTTAAATCCAATATTCGCTCCGGAGCTAGCTCGATTTCCATTATCAATATTTATAACAGATAATTCGACAAAATTAGTACTTCTATCAGATAATGCAAACATGGATAATTCCCCCGCAGCATTACCAACCCCAGCGGATGGTAATACTATATAATCGTTTGTTACAAAGTTATCTAAAAAATTGAATCTAATAATACTACCATCTACTTCAGCTGAAGCAATATTATTACTTTGATGTATTTGCACACCATATGCATCCCACCCAGATAATGTAATTAGAGCTTTTGTATTAGTTGTTATAATAGATGAGCTAAGAGCAGTAACTGAAGTATCTACTGAGGAGCTAAGACTATTAAAATTGCTAGATAATGAAGCAATATCTGTAGTGTTAGTAGATAGCGTTGATCCAAAAGTTGTATTATCAATACCTATAACAAAATTTTCGAAATCTAATATATTTGTACCGTTTTCAGTTTCTACTATCAATAGATCGCCAGCTGCTACAGAAAAAACTTCCGGAAGTTCTCTGACGTTGTAAATTACATTATCGCGATTAATACAAGGCATGTATATATTTATACAAGAACTAGTTGATTATAGCCTACTTTAGTATAAAATATAGCGTGTATGGATAAAATCGGTGTTGGTATTATTACATGTGATAGACCAGATATGTATGATATCTGTATAGAATCTATTGATAAGAATTGGTATGATGAGTTAGTTGTAGTGGATGATGGTAAGAAGGATCATCCTATTCGCAATAGAGATTGTATATACATCCAGACTACGGGAGGTGAGGGTGTGGGAAAGGCAAAGAATGCTGCTCTTAGACATCTTATGGATAAAGAGTGTGATTATATTATTCTTGTTGAAGATGATATGAAATTTAAAAATAATTTATTTGCTGAATATATTAAAGCTTATAAAGAGACAGGTATACATCATTTTATGTTTGGTTATCATGGACCTGCCAATAAAGCAGGTATAAGTGGTGGTAAGCCAGTACCACGTAAAATAATTAATTATAAAGATATTAATATAGCTCTTAATACTGATTGTGTAGGAGCAGTTACTTTTTTCACTCGCGAATCTTTAGATAAAGTTGGATTATATGATGAAGATTATACAAACGCGTTTGAACACGTAGATCATTCTTTTATGTTAGCTAAGCAAGGTTTTAGTACACCTTATTGGTGGTGGTCTGATATTGCAAATAGTTTAGATTTTGTTGAGGAACAAAAGTGCTCAGAAGAATCATCTACAATTAGACCTAGATCTGACTGGCAGTTAAATATTCAAAAAGCTTCTCAGCATTTTATAAAAAAACATGGTATAAGTCCTGTATTAGTACCTGATACAAATATTCAAAACGTAATATCTATTCTTAAAAACTTTGTAAATAAAAAATCAGTATGATAGTACCTCGATTAAAGGGTGGTTTAGGAAATCAGTTATTTCAAATAGCAACTGCGTATGCTCAATCTAAAATTGTAGGTACAGATTTTGCTATAAATTATAATTTAGAAAGTTTTTTAGGCGCTGGTAATAAGTGTCACCACTATAAAGATACTTTATATAAAAATATACCTGAAACTGATTATATACCTAGTAATGTATATAATGAGCCTAATTTTTCATATAATAAAATTACTGATAATAAAGATTTACTTTTGGATGGATATTTTCAGTCGGAAAAATATTTTAAAGAATTTAAATCTGATTTAAAAGATCTATTTGAATTTCCTAGTAATATAACTAATAGAGTAGACAATCATATTAAATCTATTGATAAAGATATTATTACTATACATGTAAGAAGGGGTGATTATTTAGATAATATTAAAATTCATATACCTATTACGGAGGATTATTATGATAAGGCTTTAAAAGCTATTAATAATAATTCAGCATTAAAGATATTAGCTACAGATGATATTAATACTGTATCAAGAGAATTTAAAGATATTATCCAATATACATATAGTAATGGTAAAAGTGAATTAGAAGATTTATATATACTAACTAAAGGTAAATATTTTATAGGTTGTAATAGTTCCTTTTCATGGTGGGCTGCTTACTTGGGTAATTTTAATAAAATATTTTTTCCTAAAGTATGGTTTGGTGAGAATGGACCGCAGGATTATAATGACGTATACAATAGCAATTTTATAAAAATCTAATGAAATATAATTTTAAAGATATATCGTTTCTTATTCACATTAGGGTAGATATACCTGAAAGGCTTAGAAACTTAGAACTAGTTATGAAATATTATCATAAATATTGTGATAATGTTGAGTTTGTAATAGTTAATGATGATATCATAGTTGAACCTAAACTTAAAAAATTAAACGAGAAGTATCCTAATTCTAAGTTTATGTTTATTAAAAATGATTCTACCTATAGACGTACCTTAGCTTTTAATAAAGCTTACAAGCAAACCAATAGAGATATAATAATAGCAGGCGATACAGATGTTATTATAGATCCTAAACATATTGTAAAAGGAGCTGAAATTATTAAGAGTGGAAAAGCAAATCACGTTTACCCATATAACGGTGTATTTTGCTGGGTATGGGATAATTTGATAAATGAATTTGTTAAAGAGTTAGATCTTGCTGAATTTGAAAAATATACACCTACAGAAGATCAGCGTCATCCAGGTTATCAAGACGAAAATATTCTTGTAGCACATAATAAAAGTAAAGGAGGTTGTATTATGTACAGCTCAGAATTATATAAGTCTATAAACGGGTATAATCCTAACTTTATAGGCTGGGGATATGAAGATGATGAAATAAATTATAGAATAACTCAACTTGGTGGTTTAACTGTAAGAACAAATAATTATAATGCTATTGCATGGCATTTAAATCACCCAAATACGGTGAGAGATGAGCATCCTTATTACCAAAGTAACCGTCAAATAGCTGACTACGTACTTACACTTAAAGATTATCAACTTAAAGAATATATTAAAACATGGAAAATATAAGAATAAAAGATACTAATATAGCTCATGATAAATCTTCTTCACCAGGTAAATATCCCTCTTATTTTAGATGGTTACATGATAATGACCCCGCTGATACAAATACAATAGTTACAGACTCAGAATTAACTAACCATTTTAATACTAAACCTATTGCCTGGATACTAGAACCACCTGCTATATCTTCACATACTTATAAGTATGTAGATAAGAATGCTGAAAAATTTAAATATATTCTTACTTACTCTCAAGAGTTAATTGACAGGCATGAGAATGCTATTTTTTACCCGCATGGTGGTACTCGTTTATTAGAAGATGAATACAATATTAATAAAGAGTTTAAAGATAAATTTTGCTCTATTGTAGTAAGCGATAAACAGTGGACAGAGGGTCATAGATTTAGACACAAGTGCAAAGAAATTAGTACTAGCTATCCTGTTGATATTTTTGAACCAAAAAATGGTGTTTATGCATCAAAAGTTACCGCTGGTAAATCTTACTATTATAATATAGTTGTTGAAAATGGTATTTACGATGATTATTTTACTGAAAAAATTATTGATAGTTTTCTAACCGGATGTATTCCTATTTACAATGGGACAAAAAATTTAAAAAAATATTTTAATATAGATGGGGTTGTTGAGTTTAGTTCTGCAGATGAATTAGTAAACATTTTAAATAATTTAAGTAAAGACTACGCTGCAGAATATAAATCTAAACAGGCAGCTATAGAAGAAAATTTCGAAATAGCTAAAAAGTATGCTATTGCTGAGGATTGGATTTTCGAAAATAAACATCATATATTTAGTTGATGTTTTAAAAAAGTAATTTATTATAAGTATATATGAAGGTTTTTGAAAAAGCTATTAGCGATATTAAATTGGGTATTCCTGTTGTTGTTATAGATGATAAAGATAGGGAAAACGAAGGTGATATAGTTATCGCTGCAGAAATGGCTAATAAAAGTAATATTAACTTCTGTATGAAGCATGCAAGAGGATTAATGTGCTTACCATGTAGTGGTGAGGTTTTAGATCGATTGGAACTACCTCCTATGGTTAAAGATTCAACCGATCCTAACGAGACACCTTTTACAGTATCTGTTGACGCGCGCGATGGTACAACTACTGGTATGTCAGTGTATGACAGGCTTAAAACTATAAGTGTTTTCTGTAATGATGATTCTGAACCTCTTGAACTTAACAGGCCAGGTCATTTATTTCCTTTGAGAGCACAACCTAATCTCTTAAAAGATCGCAAAGGTCACACCGAAGCAGGTGTAGAATTAGCAAAGTTAGCTGGCTTTAAACCTATATCTATTATTGTAGAAATTATTAACGATGATGGTACTATGGCCCGACGCGAGGAT